CCGCCTACAGCCTCGCCGCCGGGCAGATCTCCGAACACGAAGAAGTCTGGAACGACGGCGACGAACGAAAATCCATCTTCATCTACACCCTGCGCTTCCAGTCCGGATGGCGCATCGAAGCCCTGTCATCCGCCCCGCGCAACCTCCGCGGCAAGCAAGGCCGCGTCATCCTCGACGAATACGCCTTCCACAGCGACCAGAAAGAACTCCTCAAGGCCGCCCTCGCACTCCTCATCTGGGGCGGCCAGGTCCACATCATCAGCACCCACAACGGCGCCGAAAACCCCTTCAACACCCTCATCCTCGACATCCGCGCCGGCAAGAAGCCCTACGCCCTCCACCGCGTCACCTTCCAGGACGCCGTCGACCAAGGACTCTACGAGCGCGTCTGCCTGCGCACCGGCCAGACCCCCAGCCCCGAAGCCAAGGCCGCCTGGATCGCCGGCATCTACGACCAGTACGGCAGTGATGCCGAAGAGGAACTTGACTGCATCCCCAACCACAGCGGCGGCGCCTGGCTCCCGCGCGCCCTCATCGAAGCCCGCATGGCCGACGCCCCCGTGCTCCGCTGGAAACCCCCCGCGCGCGACTACACCACCTGGCCCGAGCACATCCGCACCGCCGACATGCGCGACTGGCTCGAAGAGCACCTGCGCCCCGTCCTCGCCGAACTCGACCCCACCGCCCGCAGCGGCTTCGGCATGGACTTCGGCCGCAGCGGCGACCTCTCCGTCCTCCTCATCTACCAGGTCACCAAAGCCCTGCGCCGCCGCTTCGCCATCGCCATCGAACTCGCCAACTGCCCATTCGACCAGCAGCGCGAAGTCCTCTTCTACGTCGGCGAACGCCTCCCGCGCTTCACCGCCGGCAAGCTCGACGCCCGCGGCAACGGCCAGTACCTGGCGGAAAAAGCCGTCCAGAAATGGGGCGCCGCCCGCATCGAAGCCGTCATGCTCACCCAGGGCTGGTACCGCGACCACACCGCCCCCTTCAAGGCCGCCCTTGAGGACGGCACCGTCGAACTCATCCGTGACGCCGACCACCTCGACGACCTGCGCGCCTTCCAGGTCATCAAGGGCATCCCCCTCCTGCCCGACACCCGCACCCGCGGGCAGGACGGCAGCCAGCGCCACGGCGACGCCGGCGTCGCCTACCTCCTCGCCTACGCCGCCAGCCGCGCCGAAGCCACCGCCGTCACCAGCGGCTTCCAGTCCGTCCCCCGCCGCGGCCCCACCGAAGACGGCGACGACGCCGACTACACCACCCGGAGGATGCTCTGATGCCCCGCATCGTCGACCAACACGGCCACCCCATCGACACCGGCGCCCTGCGCGAACCACAGACCGCCCGCATCGCCACCCTTGAAAACCAGTACCTCACCAGCCAGCTCGCCGGCCTGAGCCCCGCCCGGCTCGCCACCACCCTGCGCGCCGCCGACGACGGCGACCTCTGGGCACAGCACCGCCTCTTCAGCGACATGGAAGAGCGCGACGCCCACCTCTACGCCGAAATGGGCAAGCGCACCCGCGCCCCCCTCTGCCTCGACTGGACCATCGAACCCCCGCGCCGCCCATCCGCCGCCGAAAAAGCGAGCGCCGAATGGCTCACCGAGATCCTGACCGACGCCGCCGACCCCTTCGAAGACCTCCTCGTCGCCTGCATGGACGCCGTCGGCCACGGCTTCGCCACCATAGAACTTGAATGGGCCAGGAGCGGCCGCGACCTCCTCCCATCCTTCCACCCCCGCCCGCAGGAATGGTTCCGCCTCGACCGCAACCGCCGTGAACTCCGGCTGCGCGACGCCTCCGCCGACGGCGCCCCCCTGCAGCCCTTCGGCTGGATCACGCACACCTACGGCCAGGCCAAGACCGGCTACCTCGGCCGCATGGGCCTGCACCGCGTCCTCGTCTGGCCCTTCCTCTACAAGGCCTTCAGCATCGGCGACTTCGCCGAATTCCTCGAAACCTTCGGCCTGCCGTTGATCACCGGCAAATACGGAGCCGGCTCCACAGACGCCGAAAAAGCCAGCCTCCTGCGCGCCGTCACCGCCCTTGGCCACGACGCCCGCGCCATCATGCCCGCCGAGATGGAACTCGAGATCCAGGCCGTCACCGCCAGCGGCGCCGCCTCCCCGCACCTCGCCATGGTCGACTGGGCCGAGCGCAGCCAGTCCAAGGCCATCCTCGGCCAGACCATGAGCGCCGAAGCCAAGTCCACCGGCATCGGCAGCGGCAACGCCGACCTGCACGACCAGGTCCGCCAGGACATCCTCAAGGCCGACGCCCGCCAGCTCGCCGCCACCATCACCCGCGACCTCCTCTACCCGCTCCTCGCCCTCAACCGCGGCGGCATCGACAGCCTCGCCCGCTGCCCGCGCCTCATCTTCGACACCAGCGAACCAGAAGACCTCGCCGCCTACGCCGAAAGCCTCCCCAGGCTCGTCGCCGCCGGCATGCGTCGCATCCCCACCGCCTGGGTGCACGAGAAGCTCCGCATCCCCGAGGCCGCCGACGACGAGCCCACCCTCGGCGCCGATCCGCCCGCCGCCGGCAAGCCGCCCGCATCGGGCACGCCACCGGCCGACCAGGAACAGGACCCCGCCGACGACCCGGCAGACACCCAACCAGCCGCCATCGCGGCCCTCGCCGCCAGCGCCCGCCAGGCCGCCGAGCGCGACGCCCTCGACGATCTCGCCGACCTCATGGGCGAAGAATGGCAGCCCACCGTCGACGGCCTGCTCGCCCCCATCGACCGCCTCGCACGCGACGCCGCCACCCTCGAAGAATTTCGCGACCGCCTGCCCGCAGTCATCAGCAGCATGGACACCACCGCCGTCGCCGACCTCCTCGCCCGCGGCCTCTTCGCCGCCTACGTCGCCGGCCGCGCCGTGCCGGGCAGGGCAGGGGAGGGCGCATGATGAGCGCCACACATCCGGGTCCCGAAGTGCCCACCGAGCCACAGCGCTACAAGACCATCGTGATTGACCCGCCGTGGCCAGGGCCGGGCGAAGCGCGCAGCCTGAAGGGCGGCTCGAATGTCGTCATCCCGTACCAGACCATGACCGGGATCCAACTCGCCGCACTGAGGATTCCGGATCTCGCCGCTGAAGGCGCCAGCCTTTGGATGTGGTTCCCCAGTCGCCAGATGGCTGACGCCGGTCTACTGATGGAGCTGTGGGGCTTCCGCTACGCCGGCCTGCACATCTGGCAGAAACCGCCTGGCCTGGGTCTCTGGATGCGGCACGACGCTGAATTCCTGCTCCGTGGCGTCCTGCCCGGCGCCAAAATCGTACTTCCCGCCCCGGTGCAGACCCACCACTGGAAGCGCCCCAGGCGCCACAGCGAAAAACCCGCAGAGGCCTACGCCATGATCGCCGAACTGTGCGACGGCCCGCGCATCGACATCTTCGCCAGGCAGGCCCGTCCCGGTTTCGAGGCCTGTGGCAACGAAGCGCCCCCCGCCGGCTTGCCGGAGGAGGGCGCATGAAATCCGCCCCCAGCACCGAAACCACGGTCCTGATCGCAGCCATGCAACACCTCGCGCGGACGATCCTCAGCGACGACGGCGTCGCCAACGCCGCTATCGCAGAGGCCGCCGAGCGCCTCCAGGAGCAGGCCGCAGAAATCGCCGCCCTCACCGCCGAACTCGAGCGCGCGCGCAGCGAGCACTTCCGCATCCACGAAACCCTCACCGATCGCATCCCCGCCCTGCGCAGCGCCCTCGGAGCCCTCGTCGAACTCAACCTCCCCGCGGCACTCCCGAGCCAGATGCTCGCCTACGGCCACCCATGGCCCGCCGTTGCCAGAGCACTTTGGCCCGATCTCGCGCCTGACGGACAGCTATGAGCGAAGCCGGAATCACCCGCTACTGCCTCGGCACGGGTCAACCGCCGTGCGACGGCTGCCAGATGGAAGCGAACTGGAACATGCTCAACCAGCTACCGGCCGCCCTGCGGACAGCGCTACAGGCGCCCGCACAGCGGATCAACGCCACCGCATGCCGGCTGGACGGGCGCCCGTGGTATGTCGCGCCGGCATCGGAACAGCGCGCCCCATGATCACCCTCAAACTCCTCCCCCCGCAGGAAGCCATCGACTACTTCCGCGCCAAGGGCTACAAGATCGGCTTCGACTACCGCGACGTCTGGCAGCAGGAGCACCAGACCGCCTTCACCGTCGCCAAGGCCATGGAACTCGATCTCCTCGTCGACATCCGTGCCGCCGTCGACGCCGCGCTCGCCAACGGCACCACCCTCAAGCAGTTCCGCGACGAGCTGCGCCCCAACCTCATCCAGCGCGGCTGGTGGGGCCGCCAGGACGTCGTCGACCCCAAGACCGGCCAGACCGTCAGCGCCCAGCTCGGCAGCCCGCGCCGCCTCAAGGTCATCTACGACACCAACCTGCGCACCGCCCACGCCGAAGGCCAATGGCAGCGCATCCAGGCCGCCAAGGGCGCCCTTCCGTACCTCCTCTACGACCACACCCCGAGCGCCCACGAGCGCCCCGAGCACGCCGCCTGGGACGGCCTCGTCCTCCCCGTCGACGACCCCTGGTGGCAACGCCACTACCCCGTCAAGGCCTGGGGCTGCAAATGCCGCGTCATCCAGCTCGGCGAGCGCCAGCTCCAGCGCCTCGGCAAGAACCGCCCCGACCGCGCCCCCGGCGAAACCTGGTACGACTACACCAACGCCCGCACCGGCCAGACCCAGAGCATCCCCGCCGGCGTCGACCCCGCCTTCCACTACCCACCGGCCGCGCGCAAGACCGCCATCGACCGCATGCTCGCCGACAAACAGGCCCGCGCCGACGAACTCCTCGCCCCGCCGGCCGCCGCCCCGCCGGCCGCCGCCCCCGTCACCCTCGACGACTACATCGCCGCCGGCCGCGCCATCGCCCAAAGCCTCCCCAGCGCCGCCACCAACCCGCGCGGCTTCCACGCCGCACTCCTCGCCCGCCTCGAAGCAGAAGTCGGCATCTCCACCCCCTGCACCGTCGCCTCGCGCGGCGAAGCCGCCGACCTCATCAAGGCCGCCAGCCGGCTTTACCCCAACACCTGGACCGCCGCATCCGACCAGGCCGGACCCCTATACGCCCGCCTCAAGCGGGGCGCGCGGTCCTATTACCAAGGATTTGAGGAAATCCACGTCGGCTATTCTTACCGCCTCGCAAACTTCGGCGAGGTAACTGTCCAGAGGGGATCAGGCTACATGCTCATGGGAACCGCGGACGCCGTCGACGTCGCCATCCACGAATTCGCCCACCGCCTGCAGTACGCCATGCCCGATCTCGACTCATGGTATCAGCAGCTCCACGACCGCCGCACCCATGGTGCCCCCCTCAAGCGCCTGCGCGACTTCACGGGAAATCCACGCTACGGCGTCGATGAAGTCACCCGCGAGGACCGCTATTTCATGCCCTACCAGGGGAGGACATCCCAGGGGCCATATGGCGAACGCGCCGCCGAAGTCATGGCCGTCGCCATGCAGGCCGTCCTCGGCGCCGCAGTCCCGGCAAAAAGCGGATTTTCTCCCGTGGAAATGCTCCGCAGCATCTATACTCTAGACAGCGAGATGGTCGACCTCACCCTCGGCCTCCTCTTCCACTGGAGCCCCCGGAAATGATCCACCACTTCATCTGCCAGCCCATCGTCCCGGACGACGCCGGCCCGCTCGTCCTCGACTGGGACGACGAATCCGGCGCCGTCAGCGGACCGGGCGCCGCCCACGTCCGCCGCTGGCAGCGCGCCGGCGTCGTCCCCCTGCACCCCTGGCCAGCAAGCCACCTCCTTGCCCGCGGCCCCCTGCAGAGCCGGGCGGACCTCGCCGCCATCATCGGCCTTGACCATCGCCTGCCCGAAGACCTCGTCGCCGACTACCCCGTCCTGATCGACGCCACCGACGACGACCCCACCTCCGACGAACTTGCCGACATCTTCCCGGGCGGCCTCCCGGACTCCGGCGACCAGCCACCCGCCAACAAGCCGCTCGCCCCAGCCGTCCTCTACTGACCGGCTCCCCCCAGAAGCTCCCCCCAGACGGAAGAAGGCCCCGGCAACAGCCGAGGCCCACAATCGCGCCAGGAGCGATTTCAGCCTGCCGGAGTACCCGAGATACTCCGGCGGCAAAACACCCGCGTTAACTAGACGGTAACTTTTGTCTCAGAGGCATTCCCGCAGCGCTGACCCCATCCGCCGCAGCAGAAGGCGCCGATCCCGTCCCGGCAGCCCCCGGATCCGCCCCGCCGGCCAGCTCGAACCGCAGCAGCTCCAGGTCCTGCATCGCCAGGTGCATCAGGTCCTCCACCGCCGCCACCAGGTTGTTCGCCAGGACGATCTCCACCTCCACCGCGCTCGGCGCACCGTTCTCCGCGCCGATCACCGGAATCATCCGCGCCACCGCCTGCAGCGACTGCATCCGCTGCTCCAGATCGTAGAACGCGCCCGGCATCGCCCCGCAGAAATCCACCTGCTGCGCCGCTGTCTGCCCGCTCGTCGTCTTCATGCCGCACCCCCTTCCTGCGTCAGATGCGCCACCAGGCGCCTCTGCTCGCGCTCGATCCAGCCCTCCAGGATCTCGCCGGCCGAAGGCTTCGCCGCCTCCTCCACCTCGGGGATCGCCACCGGGTACTTGTCGCGCACCACCAGGCTCACCGCCGTCCGCGACACCCGCAGGATGCGCGCAATGTCCGCCATGCTCATCCCCTGCGCGTGCAGCGCCTTCGCCTCGCGCACCACATCCGCAGTCACCTTGCGCGTCCCCGCCTGGTTGAGTTCCAGGAGCCCGATGTACTTCGCAGTCACATCGAGCTGCGTCTGCATCGTCCGCATGCCGGTGGCCATCGTCCCGACGCTCGCCGCCATCGTCTCGATCGACGAGGCCATGCGATCCAGCCGCGCGTCGAGCCGTGGCGAACGCACGACCGCCGGCAGCGCTTCGCCGACCTCGTAGCGCCCGCTCTTGCGGATCGCCGGCAGCACCTCGCTGGTGACCCACTTCTTGAACGGCTTGGCCTCGGGCTTGCGGCTGCCGAGCACCAGGCTGTACAGGCCGGACTCGTTGATGATGGTCATGGCCTGGGCGCCGCCAAGGGTGTGAATTGAACTCACACCCTTTTCGTCTTCGTCGAGGCGATCGAGGGCTTTTCGGTCAAGATCAAGTGCCGCGATGACATCCGCGGCGACGAACCACGGTTCCTCGTCGCGCACGACGACGCGGACGGACTGCGAGCTGAAGGTGAATACTGCCGGGATGAGTTGCGTTGTTGCCATGGTGGCCTCCAAAGGTTCAGTCTGGACCGCCGGTGAGTAGTCGGCGGGCGGTCGGGATTCAACTAGGTCCTTTGGGAACCCGGCGCTCATTCCCCTTGCGGGTCTTCTATTCGGCGCTCTCATCCCGACCAGGAAAAGCAAACGCCCGCGGGGAGCGGGCGGCGATGGCTGCCGGTCGGAGCAGCTACCGCCAAAGGTTCAGTGCCGCCAGTCTGCCCCGTCCCGGCGTCAAACGCAAGCGGAATTTCACGCCCGCTGCGCGGGAAGTTCTGCAGCCGCGCGCATTTTGTCCTACACTGCCGGCGTCGATCTCAACCACCACGGAGGGAACAATGGAGAGAAAGGGCAGCACCAGATTGCGGCGCGCCGCCAGGGTCGCGTCGATCGTCATCGCCGGCGGCTCGCTGCTGGCTTGCGCCGCGCCCTATGGCGCCGCACCGGTGGCGACCAACTTCCCGGCGTCCAGTCAGCCCAAGCTGCAGGCCGCGGCACACTGGGCGATCGTCGCCGAAAAGAGCGCCGAAGCGCTGCTGCGTTCACTGACTCCGGGCGGCGCCTGCGCCGATCCGGGCGCCATCTGCCCGCGCGTCTACGTCC